AAATCGTAACATCTTTTTGAAGGAAATTTATCATGGCTTTACCTAATGGCGCAGGTGGTTATCAAGTCGGTGCTGGCAACCGTCAAGAAACCCTTATGAGTGCAATGGCTGCACCGCAAACCGCAACTACAACCGCAACTTTGACCGCCGCTCAAGTGGTCAACCAGATGCTGGTTGCAAACCCCGGTTCTGGTGCTCCCGCCGTTTACACTTTGCCCACCGCAGCGTTGATCGACGCCGCCGTGCCCAACGCCACCGTTGGCAGCACGTTTGATCTGTCGCTGGTTAACATCGGCACCAGTTCGGGCACCGCAGCACTGGCAACCGCTACCGGCATCACCGACGGCGGCAACGCTTTCGTTGCGCTGGCGGTCACAACTAGCGCAATGTTCCGGTTCCTTAAAACCGGCGACGCTGCGTACACTGTGTACAAAATGGCCTAAACCTAATGGGGGCGTTTGCCCCCATTTTTCCCTTTTGGAACTGATAAAGGAATTTAATCATGGCAAATAACAAACCCATTGGCGTTGCATACGCCGACCCCCAACTGGATTCGTTTCAAGTTGGCGCAGCTAACGATCCAATTGCGATCACTTCTGCTGGTGTTCTGAACGGCGCGTATGCCACCACTTCAGCAACGTCGGGCGACACTCGTCTTAACTTTAACCGGCTGACCTTTACTTCGACTGGCTCTGGTGAAACTGCTCGTTTTTTGACCCGCGTAACTGGCGCTAACGGCGCTACAGGCGGCACCATCAACGGCGCACACGTCAGCACCTCGGTCAACACTGGCGGTACTATCAGCGGCGCGGCCAACGCCATTCGTGCAACTATTGGTGGCACGTCCACCAACCCCGGCGGTACCTTGGCGGCTTTGCAACTGGACTCTGACTTTGCATCTGGCGGCACCTGGAGCAATGCATCCTTCTTGCGCGTGACCAACTCGGGCACGGGCGAAGTGGGCAACTTTGCTTTGATGCCTGCGGTCAGTGCAACTGGCGTGTTCCGCGCTAAAGTGGGTTCGCCCGTGGTCAGCCATACCATCCCCGTGGTTAGCGGCGGCACGACCTACTACATCATGGTTAGCTCGATTGCCTGATGGTAATCACCAAAGAGTTTCTCATTGGGGAAATTCAATCGCTTGAGCAAGAGATTGGGAAGGCGCAAGCCTTTCTGACTCAAGCTCAAGCGGTTTTAAACGCTTATCAAATGCTTGATCGTAGATTGGATGAGCCAGAACCAACACCCATGGAAGAATAATGCCTATCATTTACATGTCTCACCCCGTTCACGGCGCAAAGATTGCGTCGATGGAACTTGAAGCTGTAGCAGATGAACAAAATGGTTGGACACGCTATACTCTTGACACGCCAATCGATGTTGAAGAGGCGGCTCCACAGGAAGTAAAACGTAGACGTGGCCGTCCTGTTGTTGAGGCGGTCGAACTAGGAGCGTAAAGATGGCCACCTACTCTGCTGCCGATCAGATCAACCGGGCGCTGCGGCTGCTGGGCGTGCTGGCTGAAGGCGAAACGCCAGCGGCATCAGTGTCTCAAGACGCTTTGATGGCGCTCAACCAGATGATCGACTCTTGGAATACTGAGCGTCTATCTGTTTTTTGCACCATTGACCAGATTGTCAACTGGCCGGTCGGCTCAATTGAAGAAACCCTTGGCCCTACCGGCTCTCTGGTGCGCCTAAACGGCACTGCCGTGCGGCCTGTTTTGGTTGACGACGCCACCTACTTCAAAGACCCCGGCACGGGGGTGTCGTATGGTCTCAAGCTGATCAATCAGCAACAATACAACGGCATCGCGGTCAAGACCGTGACGTCAACCTTTCCCCAAGTCATGTTTGTCAACATGACCTACCCAGACGTTACGATCAACATCTACCCGCGCCCCACACGTCTGCTTGAGTTCCACTTTATCAGCGTGCAAGAACTAAGTCAGCCTGCCAACTTGGCGACCAACATTCTGTTCCCGCCGGGCTATCTACGGGCTTTTGTGTACAACTTGGCCATGGAGTTTGCGCCTGAGTTTGGCGTTGAGCCTAGCCCCCAAGTGCAGCGTATTGCCATGACCAGCAAGCGCAATCTGAAGCGCATCAACAATCCTGATGACATCATGTCTATGCCGTATTCGCTGATCGCCACCCGTCAACGTTTTAACATTTACGCAGGAAACTACTAACATGGCCACCATTGCAATCACCTCCCTCCCCGTCGCAACTGCTGCTGCCGTTGGTGATGTCTTGCCAATTGTGCAATCGGGCACAACCAAACAGGTCACCAACGCATTGCTGTTTACCGATTCAACTTTGGTTCGGCCTATCCTTGGTACGCCTGCCAGTGGCGTTTTGGCCAACTGCACGGGTTTGCCAATTGCAACGGGCGTATCTAATTTAGGTACCGGTGTAGCAACATTTTTGACAACCCCATCAAGTGCAAACTTGTTGGCAGCCTTAACTGATGAAACAGGTACGGGGGCAAATGTATTTGCCAACACCCCCACATTGGTGACTCCAATTCTTGGCACGCCAACATCAGGAACCCTTACGAGTTGCACAGGGTTACCGCTAACAACTGGCGTAACTGGTGCTTTGCCAGTAGCAAATGGTGGCACTGGTGCATCAGCAGCAGTTCAAGCATTGAGTGGCCCAGGTGCGGTAAATATCACAAGTCTTGCCACTGCTTTTACCTCTACTGGTACTGGCAATGCGTTGACACTTGCAGATGGCGCTCAAGGCCAACTCAAGACAATTATTTATGTCGCAGAAGCTGCTGGCGGTGATACTGGTGTCTTGACCCCTACCAACCTTGGCAGCGGAACCACAATCACTTTTAACGCGGTTGGAGATTCAGCAACTCTTCAGTTTGCTGGCACTGACTGGTGGGTTGTTGGATTCCGTGGTGCTGTAGTAGCTTAATGAAAACGCCTATCCTTGGTTCGACCTATGTGACCCGCAGCGTCAATGCTGCGGATGCGCGCATGGTCAACCTGTTTCCAGAAGTTATCCCCGAGGGCGGTAAAGAGCCGGCATTCTTGCAGCGCTGCCCAGGGCTGGCGCTTTTGTCAACGGTGGGTGATGGCCCGGTTCGTGGCCTGTGGGCGTTCTCGCCCAATGATGGCGTGGGCTTTGTGGTGTCAGGCGCGCAACTTTTTAAGATCAACAACACTTACACGCCCACACTGATTGGCACCGTGGCCGGCACTGGGCCGGTTAGCATGGCCGACAACGGCACGCAACTGTTCATTGCGGCCAACGGCCCCAGCTACATCTACAACAACAACACCAACGCCTTTGGCCAGATCAATGATCCTGACTTTCCCGGCGCGGTGACGGTCTGCTATCTGGACGGCTATTTCGTGTTCAACGAGCCCAATAGCCAAAGGATGTGGGTCACAACCCTTTTGGACGGCACGTCCATTGACCCGCTTGAGTTTGCCAGCACCGAAGGGTCACCTGATGGCCTGTTGGCCGTAGTGTCCAACTTCCGCGAAGTTTGGGCCTTTGGCACAAATTCCATTGAGGTTTGGTACGACTCAGGCGCCACCGACTTTCCCCTGCAACGCATCCAAGGCGCGTTTAACGAGCTTGGTTGTGCCGCCCCTTACTCCATCGCCAAGATGGACAACGGCCTCTTTTGGCTGGGCCGGGATCGCCGGGGGCAGGGCATCGTCTACCGGGCCAACGGGTACCAAGGCCAACGCATCTCAACTCATGCGGTTGAATGGCAAATCCAGCAGTACAGCGACATGTCGGACGCCATTGCGTACACTTATCAACAGGATGGTCACAGCTTTTACGTGCTGATCTTCCCCACGGCCAACACCACTTGGGTGTACGACGCATCCACCCAAGCCTGGCATGAACGGGCTGGCTTTGCTGAAGGTGCATTTACCCGCCATCGTAGCAATTGCCAAATGGCGTTTAACAACAAAATTGTCGTTGGCGACTATGAAAACGGCAACATCTACGCCTTTGACCTTGACGTGTACGCCGACAATGGCCAGATTCAGAAATGGCTGCGCACTTGGCGGGCGCTGCCCACGGGTCAAAACAACCTCAAGCGCACGGCCCACCACAGCTTGCAATTGGATTGCGAAACGGGCGTAGGGTTAAACCTATACCCAGCATACGCCAGTGAAAACATAGACACTGAGTCGGGGTTAAACCTTGTGGCTCAGTATGTGCAAACATATTTGGCCACTCAATCAGGCGACATATTGACCACCGAAGCAGGGGATGGTTTTGAACCGATTGGGCAATACGAATTGTCAGACACTGACATTACGGGCTATGAAATTGTCACCAATTCATACCCTGCCGCACCAGGCTACGAGCCCGAAGCCATGCTGCGTTGGTCAGATGACGGTGGCCACACTTGGTCAAATGAGCATTGGTCGCCGCTTGGTCGAATTGGCGCGTATGGCCACCGGACGTTTTGGCGGCGGCTGGGCATGACAGTCAAGCTGCGAGACCGCGTCTATGAGCTGTCCATGACTGATCCGGTCAAAGTGGCCATCATGGGGGCCGAGTTAATCATTAGCCCGACCAATGCCTAGCCCAAACGCGACGCCCACGCCCATTACACCCCCCAGGGTGCCGTTGATTGACCCGCGCACCGGGTTGATTGACCGGGCGTGGTATTTGTTTTTTCTGTCGCTCAACGACATTGCCACAACGGTTGTTGACGTTGTAGATGTTGGCCCTGACTCAATATCCTTGATTGCGTCCTATGACGCCGCGCTTCGTGCGGTCAATCAAGACTTGCAAACGCTGCCGCCGGTCGTTACCTTACCAGTTCCTGACGTATTGACTGACTGCTGTTCGGCTTTGGTGTCTCAGATGGCTGAAATGCAAAAGCAGATTGAAGGGTTGCAATCGCAACCCATTCTTGACATTGGCGCAGTCAACGCATCTATTGCCGCGTTGTCAACCGTGCCAGTAACTGTAACGGCAGACTTTACAGTGGGCACCAGCAACTGGTACATCAACAATAAGTCAGGTTCGACCTGTACAGTCACCTTACCAACTGCATCCACATTCCCCGGC